CTTCCATAAACATTTTTTTGGAAAAAGTTTGTTGATGTATTTGAAAGACCATCTGATACCTTGGAAGCAGTTGGTTCAAGCCAGATAGCTACACTACCACTATATGTATTCCATAAAACCATAGACTTTTTATTCTGTGGTATATCAGGTATTTTAAACCTCATTTCAACAGTATCTGGGTATCTAACTGGACCAACGGATGCAGATGCAGGAGACCATGTACCCTTAATATAATCATTTGGAGTAGATTTTATAGCATAAGAATACCTATCATATATTACCTTTGATTTTCTGTTAGGGTTAACTTGAGGCCCTCCATATTCATAAATCTTTAATATTGTTGATGGTAAACCATACATGCTAATCAAAGATCGTATTGATTTTTCAGAACCCTTTGACTTCATTACTCCAGGTAAATTATTTAGTATTCTTTTCCATAATTCTTTAGATATTTCTTCTCTTGAAAAAGATTGACTTGTTTGACTATTATTTGCAAATGTTACTGATTGTGTAAAGTCTGCAGTATGGTTTATTTGGGTTGCACCAAAGCTTCCTGAATTATTTGTTCCTAGATGATATGTCCATAAGTCATCAAAATCAAAACCTTGGTGAGGATACCAGCCCAAAGATTCTAACACAGGTTTTATTAAATCTTTAGATAATCCCTCGTATATATTATTATCCCTAGTGTGAATATCAAGCAATGATTTTATATAAAAATATATATAATCAAAGTGTTGTGCTATCATATTAACAAACTTAGAATATTCGTCATTGTTTTCATCCCTAAGAACATGGCTAGGAATTAACCTTTGCAATGAATTATCATTAAACATATCATACATTGAAGCAGAATACATTGCACCAGTATTATAATGTGCTGCTCCTGGATCTGTTATTTGACCCAACCAAGACATTGCTAGAGATGAAGTTGATGGTGCTAATTTATATGGTTCAATACCAGTTTCTTTTGGCCAGGATAGATTCCAATAATCACCATAAGAACTAGTTCCTTCATATGAAGAAGAGTGATAGTATAGTTGATGTTCAATATCGTCAAAACCAGCTATTATAGATGTTTTTAGGTTTTTAAATTTAGAAACGTTTTGGGCAAATTGATATGAATTACCAGCAGTTGCCGATTGTAAACTTAATATTGATGCATCATAATATTCTATCTGTTGCAATTTATATTTAAAGTTTTCTAATCTATCAGTAGCTTTCCCAAAATGAACAATATTTGATAGGTCTGTTCCCTTTATATTAAAATCAAAATTTATATCTACATCACCAATACTACCACTAAAAAATTTATTTATTAATTTATTTTTAGTTTCGTCTGGTGCATCTAATAAATCGTTTAATGATTTAGGAGCTGTTGGAGAGGCAGTATCATATTTTGTTGGTATTGTAAAGTTAGGTGGCGCCATTAAATATGGTTGGGCTATTGGTGGATTATACTGTACATCTAATTCTTCAATAACAGAATCAACAACTGATTTTACAATCCAAAGCTCGTCTTTAGCCTCTATTCCTTCAGGTAATGGTTCATATAGTTTAACAACAACTGAATATGGGTATTCTGGCCATACTTGATAATCTACCACCCAATTTACAGCCAAGGCCGTTACACCTTCACCAAAGTTAAGTGTGACTTCACTAAAAAAGTCTACTTCAATATCTATTCTATTATTATCACCTTCCTTATTTGCCCACTCTAAAAACTCTGCAGCAAGAGGCATATTTTGCGGATCCTTTAATCTAATACGTATTTCTTTTCTAGTTTTAGATACTTCATCAATTATAAGTGAGTTTATATTATCACCAACTATTTTTCTAAAGAAATTGTATAGTACATTAAATTTACCTGATCGGTATCCTAGATCTCGTATATCTTCATGAATATTTAATAGTATAGACGGAGAAGAATTATTTGTATCNTTTGTATCTATNGACCAACCTTCAACATCATAATTGCTTTCAAGTACGTTTTCACCNCTAAGAACATGTAGTTCTACGTAATCTGCTTCTCCAATTGAACCAAAATTTGTAAACGTTGGCCTACTTTTTATAAGCTTAATATCGTTTGGGTCGTATATTTCTATTCTTTTTGCCATTATTTATTAAACTTCCATTTGCCTTGNGCATCTTTTACCCATGATGCTGCATAATCTGCAGCTAGTTTTTCNGGGCTATNTTTATCTAATATTACNTTTGGTGCATCTGTTGCAAAGTATTGTCCAGATACTGGAGAATTTTGTACAGGTTTTTCATCTGTACCTTCTATCCAACCACTACCATTCCATTCTGCAAGATACCAACGTATTCCTACTGAGTCATAATCCCAATAACTATCAAATTGAGAAAACTTATTGTCGTGTTCTTCGTCTCTAATATGGTTACCAGTTGGTAAACCATTATCGTCTAATTCAACTAATATTCCACCAATAGGATTAATAAATACCGCTCTTGTTGAAGACATTCCTTTTTCATTTGAAACTTCGCAAGTATATCTACCACGTTGTTGTTGTTGGACATTCATTAATCTTAAAACCGGTTCGCCATTACCAACAACGGAATTCATTGCAGTTCCCATACCATCAGCAGTAAATCTCCAAGTAAATGATAAGTCATCATTTTGCCTAGTACCATCATTATCTATATAACTATATGCATCACATAATAACACAACATTATTATTTGCTTCAACTTGATAACTTGGTTCTCCAATATCAATAAGNGTTTGAATATGCCAACCATCAGTTCTAGAACCATCAAGTAGTCCATGNCCAGGGTAACANTGTAAATCTATTATTATTGGGGATTTATTTGGTCCATCCATTTGTGTTGGAGTAAGNGCTAATTCAGAAAACTCTATATCAATTGTTCNTTCATAGTCTAGTATATCAAACAAATACTTTGTTGATGCAATAACATATGATTCACCAGCATCTTCACTATCTTCTGTTGATATTATTATGCCCTTTGAATTTCTAATAACTTTTTCTGTTGATACAATATTTAGGCCTTCATCAGATCCTTCATCTGAAGCTATTCTTTCTTTGTTTGCTGGTACAACTGAAAAGGATCCTAATGAATAGTCTAAATCATCTCGCATTATATATGGAGATTTTTCAGATTTTTCTGCCTCTATTTGGCATGCTCTTCCAAATGGCGTTAACACCTCGTCAAAAGCTTCAAACCTATCATCTACTCCAGGTACTTTACGTATCTTTTTTTGTGGAGCCTGATTGTGTATTTTTGTAAGTATTGGTGTTCTTGGGAATACAGGTTTTTTACTTCTAATAGACCTAGAATCTTTTACCCTCCGTTTACTTATTGGTCGATTACTTGATCGCTTTGTACCATATCCTTTACGAATTGCCATAATTATCTCACTACCTTAAAGGTCATATCGTTATCATATATTGTCTCTGCAGATGGATAATTATAGTCTCCAACTACACTTTTAAATACAAACTTATATCTTCTTTCGTCATAAAATTGGTCCATCCATAAATTAAAATAACTTCCATTAGCATCATTACCTATCCATGTTGATTGACTATCAAATGGAATTATAGTTTCTTCTGTTATCATGTCTTTAACTGACCAATATGATAAATGAGGAAGTATATACTTATCAAGAGCTTCTGATGCAGTTTGGTATGTTTTTGCAGGAAATTTAGGTCTAGAAATAATATCTACCCTTACTCTATCTGATTTTTTGTATTTTCCTCTATTTCTTATATCTACAATATTGTCTGAGGTTACGTCAATTTGTGTTAATGTGTTTGTGGCTGTTCTATCTTTCCAACCTACAACTAATTTTGGTTGATATATTGTGTGGGTGTCTGTAGAGAAGAATTTTAATGTACCATAAGGAATTCCATTTCTTTCTTCGTCAATAGTTTGCCCTTGGTTAGAACCACTACGCATAATTATAAAGCCTTCATTTGGTATAGATTTGTTTAGCCAATTATTAACAATATCTGTTACGTCCATGTTTATATCTGTTGCTTCATAGTCAAATGATTGAGATGCAACATATCCAGATCCAGTATACCAAGTTGCTCCTCCTGGTGTAGTTGAATAAGATCCAGTTGTTCCAACTCCCATTATTGCAGAACTGGTTGCCCATGTATTTCCAAAATAAAATCTACCATCTTTATATTGCCAACTTACACCTTCTTCTTCATGGCCAAGAGATCCTCCTGGAAGAACTTTTTGATCGTCTGTTCTACCTTTACCCATATTCCAAGACTCTGATATTGGCCAAGCTTCTATTCCATATTTGTATTCTAAGTCATGGGCATTATTAGTGTATAGTTTAAGATAATATTTAGGGGCATTTGGTTGAGATGCGGATGGTATTAATCCTGCAACTATTGATCCTGATATTTTGCTTAGATCAAATTTTATTAGGGCTCTAGAATTATATATATTAGTTGAATCAGATGCACTAACTATTTTTGAAAGCTCTAATATTTCGTCTATTCCAGTGTTCATACTACCAGATCTTTCGTAAATGGTTGCATCTTTTTTAGGTGTTATTGAATATTGCATATATTATTTCTCCTCTAAAGAGCCACTATTTTTCCTCTAATATCGTCGTCAGGATATTTGACTTCGAATATTGCAGGATCTTGAGATGGATATATTATTTTATTTTTTGTTGCTGTTCTAATGTCGTAATAGTTTCCAGAATATCCAGCATCTTTATCAAATTTACAATGAATATCTAGGTCTATAACTGTTTGTACACCTTCTATTTTATCTAGTTCAGTTGCTATATTTCCTAGCATTATTGGCTCATTAAATTGCCATTTATCAATATTAAATATTTCCTTTAATTTTGTAATACATTTAACCAACACGTCGGGTCCTTGATAGCCCGGTAAAGGCACTATTGAAAAGTCTACACCAAGATTTATTACAAATCCATTTTTTATATTTACGGCGTCTGTTAATATTCTAAATCTACTTAGATAATTTCTTAGATTTTCCTTAGTTACTAGGTTGGCGTTTGTTAATTGCTTATTACTATTAAATGCCAAAACATACATATTTAAAGCAAGTGGATTAGATATAGTTGCTCCCGTTTTTGGATTTACTTGTTCATCTTGAATAATAAAACATTTTGCAACGTTTCCAAATCTTGCGGGTATAGAATATACTCTAGATATATAGTCTTCTCTAGTTACTGCTCTTGATTGTGCTGCAAAGTTTCCAAGGGCATTTTGTCTAATTTCTTCTACTGTTTCTTCAGACTTACCACCAGTTGCTGGTTCTGGATTATTTATTGCAATAGATTTTTGTACAAAATTTATTGTTGATGATGATAGTCCATCTCCGTCTAAACTAAAAGAAACCTTTGTTAAATCTGTTATTACACCAGCCTTAACGTTTGATTCTATACCTCCACCAACTAGATATTTTATTGTTAGTGTTGTATTTGATGGAGCTTTTCCGTATGCCCTAGTAAACATGGTATTTGATGGATCCCAAGCATTATCCATTACAGAAGTGTTTCCATATGGAATAGCCATACCAACATTTTCTGGATTTGGTATTATTAACTCATCTGATTCTGAGGAGTTTCCTGCTCCAAATTGTAATTCAGTTGTCATATCTGCTAAAACATTTGTTGTAAATCTTCTAGAAGTTTTTCTTAATTTTAATAGAAACGGTGTTTCTTCATTAAATTGAGCCAATTCTGGATCTATTAAGGCTGTATTTTTTACCTCTTCATATATTGTGTTTTGTGCTAAGTAGTCTACCTCATACCACCTATTTTCATCTGCATCTCTACAATCAAGTATTTGTATTATATTATTATCATCTAACAATATTTTATCGTATTTTTTTGGTGACTCAAAACCAAACTTTTTTTCCTTTTGTTTTCCACTTTGTATGGGTACTTGTTTTTTTAATAAAAAAGATTCAGGGTTTCCAGAACCATCTATCTTATAAACAGAAACATCCGTTGGATCAAGTGAACTTGAAAATCTAAAATCAACTGGCGAAAGGGAAAAGAAACCTATATTTCCTGCAGTTTTGGCAGCTGCCTGTAATCCTGCATCTACAACTGGAGCATATGCCCAATCAGGTGCAGATGATACTCCTGATCCAACAGCTGGTAATAATATGTATACATCTAAGGTTGAAAAAGACGAAACAGATGGTTTTGGTTTATATCCCATACCTTTTGCAATTGAAATAATATTAGAACGCTCAGTTGCTTCTGTTATTAAACTTTCCCTTAATTGATTATCTAAATAATAAGATAACACATCTCCAACATAAGACGCCATTTCTATAAACATCATACCAGGGGAAGCCTCATTAAAGTCATTAAATGTGTCAGGAAAATATGTCTTTGAATAATTTATTAACTTTTCTCTAAATTGAGAAAAATCTTTATTCAAGTATTTTAAGTCCGATTTTGTAGTTTGTATTCCCATATTAATCCGCTTTTATATCTATTACAATTTGTCGTGTATCTATTCTATTGTTTTTTAAACTGAATGTTATTTTTGCAACTATACCATGAAATGGATCTATCATTGATGAATTATTACCAGATTTTTCAGCAACATTAACCGTAACATCTTGTAATAATATATATGGCAGCCATTGGGAAATTGCCCTTTCTATTTCAGTATTTATATAACTTCTTAATTTTTCAGTATTTGGTTCAAATAATGCCTCTTGTAGTCTTGTACCAAACCTTGGATGCATTATCCTTTCACCCTTTCTAGTTAATAAAAGGTTTTCTAAATTAGTCATTGTTTGATCCATTGATAAATAATTTAAGTCAAATAGCCTTCCATCTGGGTTATTAAATGGTAATTTTAAACCAATAGCAACATCCGGTAAAAAATCTACAGGTTGTCTCGTTGAAACTTTTCTGGCCCTGGCGCCTTTAAAACCCTTTGGTCGGCCTTGAACTATTTTACCATCTATTATATAGTTTCCAGAACTTTCTATAAAATGGGTATTTTTACCAACATTTATTCTAGACTGTTCTTCCCGTAAATTTGTATTTGGTTGTTCTATTGGGATTCCCATTTTATATTACTTTTTCTTTTTATCAATTGCTTTCATTAGTGCTGAATAATCTTTTGTTAATGCTTGTTCTAATTCAGGTTTTATTTGAACATGTTTTCTATCTTCAGGTAGCATTTGTTGTATTGATGGTTTTTGACCAAAAACTTGATCTGGACTTTCTATTCCCATCATTGATGCTAAACCAGCCCTTCCTGCTAAGGCGTCTGTAGAATTTAATTCTCTATTGCCCATTGAAGCCCAATTATCTGCTGCAGTTTCCTGCATAACCTCGTTTAATAATGGGTTGTCGCTGAATGTTTGGGTAATTTTTTCTTTCTTTTTACGTGTAATTTTTTCTTTAATTGGTTGTCTATTTCCTAATTCTTCTTTTAACGCAGACCTTACTTCACGTTTGACAACTTCTCTAATTACTCTAACTAAATCAGATTTTTTCATATTTTTTCTCCTAGCGTTTGTATTCCTTATATAAATATCAAACAGTTTGGTTATTTGTTACGACCAGGGTAACGTAACTCCAGTTGTTGTATGAATAGCTATTCCAGTCATAAACCACGGAACAGTTGCTGCAGTTATTAATCCAGGCATTGTACCCTTATTATTTGATGCACTTATTTGAGATGCAAATTGCTCCCAACCAGGATATGGACTTGAAGGCGGAACAGCTGCAAAATTTGGTAACATTCCTAATGCTAATGTTGCTGCAAATGCCGTTACTCCAGATTTCATTATGTTTAATCCTTGTGGAGCATCTGCTGGGTTAAATTTTTCAAACGCCCCTAAAAATATACCAAATGCTGCAGATTTTGCTGCCTGTCCTGTTGTTGATGGAGGAATTGGATTACCGAAGCCAATAAAAAATGCGTCGGCCCAAGCGTTTGCAAATGCAACAGCGTTTGGTGGGTGGTTTGCTTCTATTCCTGATAAAGCTGATTGAAATGCTGGTGGTAAAAATGGCATATTTATAAT